CCTAATCCTGGAATTGCATTAAACATTGCGGTTGCACCAGCAGCCATACCAGCATACTTTGCAGCATTACCTGCACGTGAACGCATGCTTCCTTTAGTACTTCCGCTTTTAATTGCATTTCCTGCAACTGTTGCACCTATTGCAAGTGCGCCACCCTTTAAAAAACTACCGCCCATTTTTGCTGCACCGCCAACAACAGGGGCAACACCTTTTGCTTTACCTAAAAGTCCAACAAGGCCCGCACCACCAAGTAATCTACTTAACAATGCAAACTGTAAAAGGGTTGAAGCTGCACCAGCTAGTGCTCCAGTAAACTGAGCAATAACTCCACCCATATTTCCGGCGTTAGGCAGGGTTTGTAAAATTCCTTTAAGCGTCATTAACCCGTCATTAACAGGGCCAAGAATATCTGCCATAGCACTATAGGCATCATTGACAGCAGCAGTAGTGCGAAGGGACACATTGTATCCACCAACTAAACCTTGTTCAGTTGACTCAAGTTTTCTATTTTCACTAGAGTTAAATCTAAAATTAGAACGAAGAGGGCTGCTTTTATCTACACCCAAAACGTTAAGCATTGAATTTGGATCTTTACTATTCATTGCAGAGCTAAATTTTTTATCGCTACCTGCACTAGCACGAGCCATAATGCCTGATTGAATCATCTGCATTAACTGAGCATCGCCACCAGTAATCTGCTGAAGAGTTGCGTAACCCTTACTTCCAGGGTTCATTACAAGAGCTGCCTGCTCTTTTGTAATCTTTTGACCACGATATAAAAATCGGTATACGTCATTAATAATTGTGCTAGTAGGTTTTAGATTTCCTTGAGGATCACGAATCTGAACGCCGGCACGAAGAAAACTCATTCCATTCATTCCAGCAACACTTGAAGCAGCCATCTCATTACTCATACCAGACATAGCACTCATGCCGGCAAGTTGACCCATGATGTTTTTAGAGCTTAATGAGTTAGCAGTATAACCGCCTTGATACGTTAAATTCATTGCAGCCATGGTTGGACCCATAGCGCTTGTTGCTCCACCGCCTACTTGGCTGTTAGCTTTCATAATTGCTTGGCGTGAAGACATGCCGCTAAATCCTGCATAAGTATCTGCGCCCATGCGCTGCGTAACTGCAGCCATAGTGTTAGGTGCTGCAGAAGCATAGGTGCTTGCACCAAATGCTGCTAAACCAAAACCCATCCCAACTTTTTCAGCACGGGTAAAGGAACCAAGACCAAGACGCCCAGCGCCTGGTCTATTAGCCCCCATCTTACTTGTAGCAGCTTCGGTATCTTTAATGGCTTTAGACCATTCATCAACCATCTGATCTACAAGTTTTTTAGCTTCCTTAAAGTATTTAATAAAGCCTTTAGGCATTCCTTCAAATTCAACATCACTACTCATAGATGAAAATGGGGTGGACCCAGCATCGGAAGCACTTTCCATATTTCCAAATGCTTCTGCCATTTACATCACCGCCTTATTCTAGCCGTAGCTCTATTTAACCAATTTATACGTTCTCTAATACTTAGAGTACGTACTTCGTTTAATGTCCACCCCGGATAGTTCTGGACTAATAAATCCTGCATATCCATGAGCAGTTCATAGTCAACCTCGTTAGCGAAACAACTCCGCTAAAGTTAGCGGAAGCGGTACCTCCGCGCCGCAAGACTGACATGGTACTTTGATTTCACTGAGTTGTGGGCCTGGGTTGCGGTTTGTAATCTCTTGAAGAATATCTCTACGGTCTTTTACGCCTAGTTTTCTAACGTCATCCATTCCGATAACTGGCATACCATTGATAGATTCAACACAGTTTTTCAGAAGAATTGTATCCAATTCTGCTGAAGTTTTGTTGGTAGAAGTTACAATAGCTTTTTGAGTGCTACCTGTCGGTAGTGTTACTACAACTTCTCCAACCTTACATTTAACAGTAAAAGTGTGTTCCCCGTTAAGTTTCTTAAGAGGCACATCCTTAGACAAGTCTATTTCAAAAACTTGTTCAAAACTACAACTAGGGCATTCTCCAGGTCCTAATTTAATATCAGAACCAAAAGTAGCTTTTCTAATTGCTAGTAACAATAGCTCACGATCACCTGCGTAGAGAGCATCTAGTGTCTCTCTATCAGATGGTTCGTCGCCAATCTTTACTGTTGCTCTTTCAAGAATTGTTAAAAGAGCCTTGCCTGGATCAGTAATCTTAGAAATAATCTCTTCGTCTAATCCAGTTAATTCTCTAATCTCTGCTGTAGAAATAAAACCTTTATCCGGATCTAGTAACCCACCTAAAAGTTCTACATCTGTATCAGGCGGTGGCGTAGTAGTTACTTTAGGGGCACTACTAGCCACCACCGGATCAGCAGATTTCATGGCTTTGTCAGCCAATTGATTTGCTAAAGAAGGATCGTTTGTCGCATTTATAACGGTATCTGTAGTCATTTTATTCACCTTTTAGTTAATTAGTTGTTAATTTCTTTAGCTGTATTAGCTAGGGTGTAGTCTGTTGCGTAGGCTACATCAAATCCTTCGTGAACTAGAGACATTTCTTCTACCATGAGGGTATTAGCTCCTGCATCTAAATTGCTATAGGATAGTGATGAAATCCAAGCGTTGTATACTCTGAAGCGAAGTGAAGTGTGCTGATCTTTAGCTGTGGATGCTTGAGCTTGAGCTGTAGCTGCACCAGTACTTGCTTGAGGATTTGGATGACTCAAAACTTGAATATCAATATCACATCTAAATCCGGCGCCTACACCTTGAGTAATTGAAGGTGTGATAACTGAGAATAAACGTTTCATCCATTTCATATTTGAGTCTTGGCCGAGCATTACTCCCTTAGAAAGAGTAATAGGGGTGAATGCTGATTGACCAGGAATTTGGTGAACGTTAGTATTATATCCACCTTCACGGTAAGCAATAGGCTCAGTTGTTACGCTAAGACCTGATAGGGAAACAAACCCCATTTGTGCTGGTTTAAACCCTGTGTCTTTCCATTCAGATGTTGGGTTAAATGTAACTAAGAATCTAAAATTACGGACTGGATCCGTCATTAAAGTGCTTAGTGTATTTGTCACTGCTGGCATTTTTTATTTATCTCCTTTACGCTGAGGCGTTTCCGGTTAGTTGTCCAAGCTTAATGACAACGAACTCTGCTGGGTATTCAAGCGCAACACCAACTTCAATGTTAACTCTACCGGCTTGAATTTCGGTAAATGGATTGTTAGTACCGTCGCACAGCACATAGTATGCTTGACTTGGGTTTGTTCCACGTAGGCCACCGGCTTGCCAGTAGCTACGAAGGAAGCTGTTTAGTGAAGTATTAATTTGAGACCAAAGATTTGAATCGTTATTCTCAAAAACAGCAAATGATGTTAGGTCATTTATAGACTTCTCGATGTAAATCAAAGAACGTCGAAGATTGATATAACGATTATTTGGAGTATTTTCAAGAGTACGACCACCCATAATAACAATGCCTGCACCAGGAACCTGGCGAATAGGATTGATAGGATCAACGCTTGTGTTAATAGTATCAAGTTCAGTGTTAGTAAATAGGTGTTCAGTAGATACGGCAAGAGCCATAACGTTCTGTAAACCTGCTGGAGTCTTAGCTGGACCACGGCTTGCATCAGTAGCAAGGTATTGTCCTACTACACCAGCACCTGGAGCCTGTAGGCGAGTTACGCCAATGCTCTTAGTTGGATCTGGAATGCTATACCATGGATAGTAAGCTGCGGCAATATTTCCTGCTGTATTTGCAGCAAAAATAGCTGAGGTAGCTGTAACTTGTGTTTGTGCTCCAGAAACTGAGAGTCCAGAAGGAGTATCAATAACCGCAAAACAATCAGTACGAGTAGCAGCATAGGCTACGGCATCGCCGTGAATCTGTGCAGTCAAAGTACTAGTTGAAGCATATGGGGCATCTGGTGCGTAGATAACTAGTGGGTTAACTACAGAGTCAAATGTTAGCCATGCTGCTGAATAATCTGTACGTCCAGGTGTTGTACCGTCAGCTCCACCAGTAAATAAACCTGATGCACCAACAGTTACTCCTGGAAACTTAGTAGCGTCAAATCCGACAGTTCCAATAGTAACTACGGATGCAGGGTTAGAGTTAACTACTGAACGCACAAAGTTTTTATCTGTAGAAGACATACTTAGGTCAGTATAAGACTCAACTAAACTAGTTGAAGTTGATCCACTAACCGTAATAGTTTCATAAATTTCAAGACCAAAACGACTAGATACTCCTGCAGCTGTAATAACAGCAGAGTAGGAAGAAGACCATTCTCCTGGGTTAGTAGCAGTAAGTGTAAACACTGGAGCTGACGCGACAACTGTAGTAACAGTTGCTGTTGCTGAAGCACCAGTTACAGCAGTACCGGTAGCAGCACTTGTAACAGTAAACTGCGAACCTGAGCGGGTTGCAATAGCTACAGCTGATAGGTTAAAAGCTGTTGTTGAAAGACCTGTAATTGTTACAAGCTGTCCAACAGTAAAGGTATTTGTTGCTGTGTATGTAATTGTACCACTTGCAGCTGATGCTGCAGTAACGGTAGCTGTAGCAGTGGTTGTAGTTCCAGTACCATCATTAATAATTAATGATCCTGTTGCTGAACCTGATCCAACTACACGCTTTACATATAGATTTCGGCCGCCATTAGCAAAAAAGTTATAGGCAGCCCAAGTGGTTGGGTATGAGTCGTTTAATCCACCAAAAGCCTTAACAAAATCTGTCCAAGTACTTACTAGTACAGGTGCAGTTCTAGGACCTTTGGGAAGAGCTCCAGCAAATGCGCCAACAGCGTTTGCAGTATTTGCAGGCTGTACAGCTTGTTGCAGAGCTACTTCTTGGATATAGACTCCGGGACGGGCAAAGTTTGCCATTCGGGGTTACTCCTTCGGTTAGGTTGTTGTCTTAGTGAGGCCGGATTATTTACTGATTTATGGTAAAAGGTATAGTTTGAGATACGAGTGATGTATTGACATCCGTTACAATATAGACTGCGCTGAGTTGATCAGGGAACAGTTCTGCACTGATTCGAATATTATAGACATTGCTAAAGAGGCGTTTGCCACCTTCAGTAGTGTCTCTTTTTGAGAACCCCAACATATCCAAACGACGGTTGGTACCGTCTTGAGGAACGGGTAGTTGCCCAAATCTAAATGGTAGTCTACCAGGTGCAAACAACTTAGCCATAATCTGACGATCATGACGAGGTTGACGGGACCATGTTGAGACTTGGTAGATAAGATCTACCGGTATAGGAAAGTTAACAGGTTGGTTAATAGAGTCATCATCGTTAAGATTAGGTGTATAACCCTCTGGTGTGTAGGTTAGGTTTACTAGGCCTCTATGAGCACGCTCAGTATCCTCACGTACGCCTACTAAGTCTAGGGTGATATAAGGATAGCTCTGTTGACGGATATCTTTATCTGGCTGCCCGTAGTAGACAGCAACAGGGCGTGCAGCATTACCACCATCTGAGACAGTAATTCCTTGAAGCAAATTCTTTAGGGCTTCGTCTTCATTAATAATAAAAGGCATTACATTACTCCCATCATATAAGTTCTAATGGCTGGGGAAAGGGGAGTATCTTGAGTGCCGTACTCTAACGTTTCTGCAACTTCTTTATACATAGGATTAGAAAATTTTACGGCGCCTGTAGGATCAATAGTCATACTGTTTACGACCTCTATAGGCCACCCATATGATGTTGCATGGGTACGCAGATCTTCGGTGTCGTACTTTTTAGCGTGAGGCTTGGCAGCCTGGTCTAATACGGAGTATAGAAATTTTTGAATACTAGCCACGGTTACGGAGCCAATTCGATAGCAAAAACCCCGCAGCAAAACCAACAACGATTTTCTTACCACCGTTTTGGTCAAGGCTGGCTAAGCCACGAACAAACTCCTGTTTATCGGCAT